CGAAAATGGCGGCATTTGACGCTAGTTTACTCGACTCAGCGCTAGATACTGCACAGAATGAGCTAGAGGAAGCAGAAATCCTCTTATTAGAGATTTCGGCACGAGCCAAGAAGGCTCGGGACGAGGTTTCTAGGCTTAAAACTGCTGTAGCAGCACTGAAAGGCGAGGCGGCTCCTTCGGAGCCTCCTAAAGAGGTAATTTCTCGCGAAAATACCCCTAAAGAGGCTCAGACTACCCCCAATCAACCCCAAGCTACTGATTCTGAAGAAGATATCGACGCGTGGGAAGCAAATCGTAAGAAAAAGCTCGCCAAGCGAGCGAAAGAACGCGAGGCCGAGGAACGGGCCTCAAATCCTATGTACGACGTTAAGTGTACCGGGTGTGGTCAGGCTGGAGTCCTCCAGCAATCTATGATCAAAGCCCCCAGCGGAGTCCCGCTGCCAGCTATTGTTTGCACCTCGTGTGGCAATATGCTGATGAGCTAGGAGGAACTAGCACCAGTTTTGGCCCGAAAAGCCAATCGAGCGGCCCTCCGGCCGCGTTCCTCCCTCCGCGTTGGCAGTTGGGCCGCTCATCTAAAATTCTAAGGAAATATGATGAAAGTAATCGTAAGAATCACCGAAGGTGGGCGCACAGGCGTCTCTCGGAAGACATACGACGAGATTCCAACCTCAGCCAGCGTTGAAGACCAAGTCGAAGACGCTATGAACCAGTGTCTCGTCGCATTCGCAAAACCGGCCAAAGCAAAGCGCAAGGTCGCCAAGAAAGCTGTAAAGCTCTCTGATTAGCATAAAACTAAAACTCAAGCATAAGGAAATATCATGGCAGACGGAATTACAGCGGTATCCGCTGGAAATAAGGGTCCGAGGCAGTTTCAGGGCCTATTTGATGTAATACCATTCAAACTGACCTTCGAAGACGATTCTATCCTCGACGGCGACAATTACTCAGGTGGCGGCACGGTATCAGTACCGGGCGCAGCTCTGGGCGATTTTGTACTGGTATCGTGTGTTTTAGACACGGTAGAGTGCCAATTCTACGCTAATGTTACCGCAGCCGACACGGTTGAAGTTACGTTGCAGAACACCACTGGTGGTACTGTTACGGCCTTCGCTGCTGGCGCAGTGATCAATGGCATCGTATTGAAGCCTAAGAAGAACGTATTCGACTTCGGAAGCTAGTAACGCATGAACGAGGTCGTGAGGGACGGTAACGGGCGCTTTATAAAAGGCCAGAGCGGTAATCCGCTCGGTAAGGCCAAGGGCATACGCAACCAGATGACTCTGGAGCGTATTGCCTTCGAAAAGGCGCTCCGCGACTACGTCCACGATCCTAACCAAGCTCTCAAGCTTGTTAAGGGTATCGACCGCGTTTTAGGCATTGCGGCCAACGCAGAGAAGGATTCGGACGCTATTGCGGCGATGAAACTCATGCTTGACCGCGTTATGCCTGCTATGCCCGAAAAAGTGGCTGAAGAGGCAGAGAAGACCGATAATAGGCTTCAGATCGTCATTCAGACCAATCCCGACGCAAAAGCGCCGGTTCACATCATTACAAGTACAGAGGAGCCATAAAATGGCCGACATGAAAGAACGACAGACTTCTGACTCGTCTCAGGGTGCCGAAGGCACTGTTTCCCTGCACAATAAGGGTTACGACGCAGAGTTGAAGGATATCTCGAACGTTGAGAACACACAAGACGGTGGCAAGCCGCTTGACGACCACACGAGGTAGTCATGGCTAAATTCGACGCACAGACGAGCGATTCCGCTCAGACGTTCAAACCGGGCGCCGTATCCCGCGACAATGACCTCAAGGTCAATGGCGTTGGCTCTGCGCAGGACATTGCACGTATGGATCAGCGCGACACGACTGACGGTAAGCGACCCGCAGCGGACGATACGAAAGTATCGAATGTTGGTGGTGCTAATGGCTGAGACTAGCATCCAAAAAGCTAGGCGTTTGGCCCGTGAGAAGCGTGAAGCTGAAGAAGCTATTGCTGCTGAAGAAGCTGCTAAGAAGGCACGAGAAGCCGAAGCCGCTACTCCTAAGAAGGAGAAAGGCTTTTTCGACTCGTTCTTCAATCGTCAGGAACAAGTAGACGAAGCGGTAGAAGCTGCGCAGCGAGCTAACCAATCTACGGACTCGAATAACTAATGGATAATCCACTACCAAAACCAAAGTCAGGCGGCAAGCCTGAGCGTATCGAGGCTAAAGGCCCTCCGGGCGGTCCACACACTCCCGGTGCGAAGAAAGCTGCTGCTATGCGCGCCAAGGCTGCCAAAGTGATCGTACGCGGTAACGAAGCGAAAACTGTAAAACCTGAATAAAACCACCGCCGGAGGGGCAAGTGGCACAACTAGCGTTTAACTTGCATCCGGCACAAGCGGAGATTCATGCACACCCCGCACGATTCAAGATTGTGGCAGCAGGTCGCCGCTTTGGGAAGACGGTCTATTCCGTCATCCGCTGCTATGAGGAAGCGTTGGCAACAGTCAACGCGATGGGCGTATCGCTCGATAAAACCTCAAACGTCATATACGTCGGTATTGACCGAGAGCAAGCAAGACGAAACGCATGGCCCTACTTCAAGTCGGTCGCAGAAACCATAGAAGATGCGACAGGGCTGCAAATCAGGCTACTTGAGAAGACGGCTGAGATTCATCTTCCTGACGAGCTTGGTGGCGCTGTTATCCGGTTGCTCGGAATGGACAACCCGGACGCAGCCCGAGGGCTTAAGCTCCGTTACGCTGTCCTTGACGAGTACGCCGATATGCCACCTCGCGTCTGGCCCGAGATTATTCGGCCAGCCCTTGCGGACGTGCGTGGCGGTGCGCTCTTCATCGGTACGCCTAAAGGTAGGAACCACTTCTATGACCTCATCGAAGCTGCAATTCAGGATTCGGCAGAAAAGGAAGCAGCAGGAGAGACTTCAGCATGGGCAGTGTTCAACTTCAGCTCCCATGACAACTCGCTCATTAACGCAGACGAACTGCGGGAAATGGCGAAAGAATACACAAATGGCTCCGAAGACCTCTTCGAACAGGAAATCGCAGCCAAGTTTATTGCGTCGTCTGGTCAGCTCTTCAAAGACACTGACTTCGAGATTATCGACCAAATACCGGACAAACCGCTAGACTTCTACCTCGCGGTCGATCTGGCAGGCTTTGCGCCTGACCCAGACCGGAAGAAAGAGATTCGCAAGCTCGACGACACCGCCATAGCGGTTGTGGGCGTAGACAGACAAGGAACGTGGTACGTCACGCAGATCGAGTTCGGCAAGTGGGATACGCGGGAAACTGCGTTCCGTATCGTTAAGACGGCCCACGACAACAAGATACCGATTATCGGCATCGAGAAAGGCGCATTGATGAATGCTGTCGAACCGTATATGAGAGACTATATGGCGCAGTACAATCGCTGGTTTGAGATCAAACCTCTCACGCACGGTAACAAGAACAAATTTGACCGCGTACAATGGGCGCTGCAAGGACGAGCGCAGAAAGGCAGGATCAAGCTACTCAAGGGCGACTGGAATAGGCCCTTCATTGATCAAGCCGTTTCTTTCCCCTCTAAGTACGTTCACGACGACCTCGTCGATGCGCTAGCGTATATTGACCAGTTAGCGCTGGAAACGATGAGCGGTTTCGACATAGCGCAAGTGGAAGCCGCTACGCAGTGGAAGCCGCAAGACCCCTACACAGGATACTAAATGGCGACGCAAGGCTCAATCGTACGCGAAAAGGAAGTTGCAGGAGGCGAAGGCCGCCCTGAAATGCAAGGTGGCGCTCGCGGCGCGTTAGCGTCGACCATCATGGGTGATATCTCTGAGTGGCGCAAGCTGCGCGATAGCGACTATCAGGAACAATGGGACGAGTACTACGCCAAGTGGCGTGGCTTCTGGCTCCCAGAACACAGGGCATACAAGACCGAGCGCTCTAAGCTCATCTCCCCGCTGACCTCTATGGCGATCGACCTGACAACGGCCGAGATCATCGAGGCGGTATTCGGGCGAGAGTACTTTGTAGACCTACCAGACAACATCGGTGACGAAGACCCCTCGGACATGGAGTTCGTTCGGAAGAACCTCGTCAACGACTTGAAAGCAGAAGACTTTGTCAACCAGTTTGGCCTTATCGTGCTGAACGGTTGTCTCTACGGGAACGGCATCTGTAAGATTCAGGTGGACGTTAAGATCGTTAAGAAGCCCTACCGCAAAGAAAGCGGTGAGCTTATCGCTGAAGAAGTCGAGGAAGTCTGCATTAAGCCCATAGCCATCGAGCCGGGGCAGTTTGTAGGTGATCCAACGCAAGCCGAAATCGACAATATGAAAGGCTGCGCACACGAGTTCCACGCGAATATCCAAAACTTGCGACGTAAGCAGCAAGAAGGTACGTACTACAAGAACGTCTCCATCATGGAGTCAACGAAGCCCATGACTTCTCCCAACAGGGGAGATTCACCGGCAGGCGATAGGCGTACGAAGAAGAACACCGCGTTCATTACTGAATACTACGGGCTTGTCCCGACGCGCCAGTTCCTCGCTGCTACCGCCGAAGCTAATGGATCAGAACTTCCCGATGAGATGATTCAAGCGGTCCCCGCTACCGATATGACCGAAGTCATCGCTACGATTGTCAACGAACACTCACTACTGCGTGTTATTGAGAATCCGCTGATCACCGGAGAGCGCCTCGTTCTCTCCTACCAGCACGAGAGCGTTCCGGGGCGTTTCGCAGGTCGCGGCGTAGCCGAGAAGGGCGCTAACTTACAGCGCGCGATGGACGCAGAGATGCGGAGCCGCATTGACGCTATGGCATGGTCGAACAATCCAATGTTCGCAGGCGACCTGACTCGTATGCCACCGGGAAGCAACTTATCTGCTTGGCCCGGTAAGTTCTGGGGAACCAGAGGGAACCCAAGTGAAGTTATCCAAGAGTTCAAGATATCCGGCCCGGACCAGAATACATACGCACATATGCAAGAACTTGAGCGAATGGGGCAGCAGGCGACTGGAGCGCTTGATTCGGCAAGCCTACGCCAAGGAATGCGTGATGAAACTGCTACAGGAAGCGCCATCGCTGCAAGTGGCGTTATCAAACGCTCTAAGAGAACAATGTACAATATCGAAACTTTCATGTCGAAGCTCGTCATGCGAGTCGCACGACTGAAGATGCAGTTCGATGAACAACGCTACCCGCAGGACTACGAGTTCCGCGTACGTGGCACGCTTGGCATTATGGCACGAGAGATCGAGACGCAGTTCATGGTGAACTTGCTTCAGGTCGTCGGAGGCGACAGCCCCGCCGGTATGCCTATCATCCAGTCTATCTTCGAGCATAGCTCGTCGCCGGTTAAGCAGGAAGTTCTCGCAGCGCTCAAGGCGATGCAGGAGCAAGAGCCTTCGCCGGAAGAGCAGGCCGCTAAGGCAGCACAGTTGCAGCAGCCTGTACTCGATAACAAGAAGACTGAAGCTGAGATCATGAAGATTATGGCCGAGGCTGGCTTGAAGGACGCACTAGAAGATGGCGAACGTTTAGAG